GACGCGGTGGACTGGGGCTTTGCGACCGGGATCCTGGAAGAGCCTGCGGCGGCGGGGATCAACCAGTCCGCCAGGAAGTCCGTCTATCAGGCGCTGACGGGACAGCTGCTCCCCAGGGAAGCGCTGAAACCGGCGTCACCGCCTCCGGAAGAACCGGAGCCTGAACCGGAGACCCCGGAGCTGCCTTCTATGTGTGGCATTATGCAGATGTTTGGCGGAATGAAGTGAAAGGAGAACCATGGATACACGCCTTTTGACAGATGATATTATTCAAATTGCCGAAAAGCTGTTGAAGCGGGGAGAACGAGTAGAACTAGTCCCCTTGAAGGACGGCGCGAAAGCTTACCGTATTCGAAGAGAAGAAGCAAAATAGTACCGAAAAATACTTGTTGAATTCAACTTGATTGTTTGATATAATCAAATCGTAGCAGATCGGTGGTTAAGATTTACTGCACGTCCCGCCGCTGGTCGCATCGGCGGCGGGACACCCTTAAAATTCAGAATTTGCTGTGGAAACCTAAGCATAGCTATGTTTTCACAAAATTGTATAGTATCCCCGCCCTAAGCGTTGGGCGGGAAGGGCCGAGCGTGGTCAACCTGACGGGAATCCGGAAAGGTTGTCCGCGCTTTTTATTTTGGGAAAATTTCATATTTCCCCTGCCCTAAGCGTTGGGCAGGAAGGACCGAGCGTGGTCGGCTGATAAGCAACTTCTTATCGGCGGCCACGCTTTTTTTCTGTTTTGGGGCCGCCGTAACAGGTTGATATTTTAAATTTTCAACTGAGAAAGGACGGTTCCCTATGCACAACATTGAACTCATCAACCAGAAAATCGACAATGCCCGCGCGGCCATGCAGGAGGCCACGAAGAGCAATGACAGCGCAGTCTTTGCCAAGGCCCAGCAGGACATGATGGAGGCCCTGATGCAGAAGATGCTGGCGGAGAACGACGGCTGCGTCGAACAGGAGGCGGACCGGACCATCCTGGCAGCCCGCGGCGTGCGGCAGCTGACGGGGGCGGAGCGCACCTACTACCAGAGGGTGGCGGAGGCTATGCGCAGCGCCAATCCCAAACAGGCCATCACCAATCTGGATGTGGTGATGCCCACTACCGTGATCGAGGCGGTATTTGAGGACCTGCAGCACAGCCACCCCCTCCTGAGCCGCATCGATTTCCAGCAGACCAGCGGCCTGATCGAGATGATCATGAACACCGACACCACGGAGCTTGCCACCTGGGGCCCCCTGTGCGGCGATATCACCGAGGAGCTGAGCTCCGGCTTTAAGAAGATCTCCACCACGCTGTATAAACTGTCCGCTTTTATCCCTGTGTGCAAGGCCATGCTGGACCTCGGCCCCGAGTGGCTGGACCGCTATGTGCGCACCATTCTGGCGGAGGCGCTGGCCTGCGGCCTGGAAAACGGCATCATCAACGGCGACGGCGCGGATATGCCCATCGGTATGATCCGGCAGGTGGGGGACGGCGTATCCGTGACCGGCGGCAAGTACCCCGAAAAAGCCGCTGTGAAGGTCACCTCTTTTGACCCCGCCACGGTGGGCAACCTGCTGAGCATCCTGGCCATGGGCCCCAATGGAAAGACCCGGACCGTGGATGGCGTGATCTTTCTGGTGAACGGCCAGGACTACTACCAGAAGGTGATGCCCGCCACCACGCTGATGGCGCCGGACGGCAGCTACCGCAACGACGTGATGCCCTATCCCATGAGCGTCATCCCCACCTTTGCCCTGCCCCGCGGCAAGGCGGTGCTGGGCATCGCCAGCAGGTATTTTGCCCCTGTCGGCATGGGCCGGGAGGGCCGCATCGAGTACAGCGACGAATACCGCTTCCTGGAGGACGAGCGGGTGTATCTGATCAAGCTGTATGCCAACGGCATGCCCAAGGACAACAACGCGTTCCTGGTGCTGGATATCTCCGAGCTGCAGCCCGCCACCTGGAAGGTGACGCAGGTGACGGCCCCCGCTGCCAGCACGGACGCGGCCCTGTCCGCCCTGAGCCTGGGCAGCGCCACGCTGTCCCCCGCTTTCAACGCGGCGACAACGACCTATACCGCCGCCACCACCAACGCCACCAATGTGATCAACGCGGTGCCCGCGGCGGCCGGCGCGCAGGTGGCCGTGGCTGTGAACGGCGACTCTGTGGATAACGGCAGCGCCGCCACCTGGCAGACCGGCAGCAACACCGTGGAGGTGACGGTGACCGCTGAGGACGGCAAGGCCTCCAAGACCTACACCATCACCGTGACCAAGTCCTGAGTATGGTGAGCCGGGACGATCTTCCCGGCGGCCTGCTGGAGGATGTGAAAAACCATCTGAGCATCACCTGGACCGATGAGGCCACCGACCGCAGGATCAGCGGCCTCATCGCCTCCGGGATGCTGTATCTCAACGGCAAGGCCGGCGAGGAACTGGATTACACCCTGGACGGACCGGGCCGGACACTGCTGATGGACTATGTCCGGTACGCCCGGGACGGGGCCATGGATGTGTTTGAGAACAACTACCTGCATCTGCTTCTGGCGATGCAGAACGAAAGGCGGGTGCGGGCATATGCCGCGGAAAACACCGTTCCGGCCAGGGAATGAGATCTCCCAGACCTACAACGACGGCATAGTGTCCATCTACCGCCTGGAGGACGCGGCGGAGCCGGGATATATGCCCCAGCCCCGGCCCCATGCCTCCGCCGTACTGCACTACGAGGAACAGCGGCTGGGCCTGACCCGGTACTATGCCGCCCGGCAGAACAACGTGGACGTGGAGCGGGTCCTGCGGGTGCCCCGCGGGGCGCCTGTGGCCGCCCAGGATCTCGCGGTGACGGAGGACGGCCAGGAATACCGCATCGATCTCATCCAGACAGTGGACGGCGTGTTCCCGCCAAGCCTGGATATGACGCTGGCAAAGGTGAGCCAACGGCGGATCACGCCGCTTCCCGGCGGGGAGGTGGCCGAATGACCTGGTATGAACGGATCATCGCGGCCCACAGGGCGGTGACGGGCCAGGTGAGCCACATCGCCAGGATGTCCTCCGAACGCTATTTCGTGTGGCAGGAGGACGGCCGGAACGACCTCATCGCGGACGGGGTTCATGTGGACGGCGCTGTGACCGGCACCACGGACCTTTTCACGACCCTGGAGTTCGACCCCTGGGCACAGGCATTCGAGGCCTCTTTGGACGCGCTGGGCATCGCCTGGAGCTTCTCCAGCTTCCAGCGGGAGGAGGACACGGGATTTTTGCACTATGAGTGGAATTGGGAGGTGCTTGGAGATGGCGACCATCGAAATGAAGGGGATTGATGAATATCTCATCAAGCTGAGCCGGTTGGAGCAGGCATCCAAGGAGGACATCTGTGGAAAGGCTATCCATGAGGGAGCCGGTATCGTGGCGGATGCCATGCGTGCGGAACTGGAACGCCTTCCGACAGACGAAAGCTTCGGCACTACGGAAAACCCTGCCAAGGGCATCAAGGCCATTCAGAAGGAAGGACTACTGCACAGCCTTGGCATTACCAGCATGCAGGAGGATGCCAGCGGATTTCTCAATGTCAAGATCGGCTTTGACGGCTATAACCGGGTGAGAACTCAAAAATGGCCTAATGGACAGCCAAATCAAATGGTTGCACGAGCCGCCAATAGTGGAACGACATGGCTCAGCAAATATACCTTTGTTAAGAAAGCGATGGCCGCATCAAAAAAGAAAGCCCAAGAAGCTATGAAAAAAAGTGTTACCAAGTCTATTGACGAAATTTGGAGCGATGCTGCACGGAAGGCTGGAAAGGCTCGCTTCAGCGGAAAACATTCCTGGGAAAAATAACTGAAATTAAAAAATCATGAAGTGAAAGGAAGGTTTGGTTTATGGCAACGATTGGCGTGAGCAAGCCTTATTATGCGATCTACGGCGTTTCCGGGAACGAGGTCTCCTATTCCAGCGGCGGAAAGATGGGAAAGCTGACGGAGGTCAATCTGGAGATCGAGACCAGTGAGGACAACAACCTGTATGCGGACAACGCCATTGCGGAGACGGACCGCACCTTTTCCAACGGCTCGCTGACCCTGACTCCTGACGATTTGAGCCAGGAGGTCAGCAAGGCGATCCTGGGGGTAAAGGAGCAGGAGCTGGGGACCATCGCGGGCGTGGAGGACACCGCAGTAAAGGAGCTGATCTTTGACGATACCCAGGTGACGCCTTATCTGGGCGTTGGATTTGTCATCAAGAAGCGGAAAGGCGGCATGGACCGCTGGCGGGCCGTTGTGCTGACCAAGTGCATGTTCGCCGTGCCCAGCGACGCCGCCACCACCCAGGGCGAGAGCATCGAGTGGCAGGTGCCGGAGCTGAGCGCCACGGTGATGCGGGATGACAGTGAGAACCACATGTGGAAGCGGGAGGCCACTTTCACCACGGAGGCCCAGGCGGAAGCGTACATCAAGAATCGGCTTGGCATTACGGAGGCTGCGTGATGAAGAAAGTGACGATCCCCCTGTATGGCGTGGAATATCCCCTTTGCTTTTCCCTGCGGGTGGTACAGGCCTGCGGCGAGCATTTCGGCGGCCTGAACAATATGGACAGCGCCCTCTCCGGCGGGGACGGAGACCCGGTGAAAGCCATTGGAGACTGCGTGTGGCTTTTGAGCCGGATGCTGGACGCCGGATTCCGGTATGAACTGGCAAACGGCGCAGAGCCGCCCAAGCCGCCCACCGAGGACGCGCTTTTGGACCGCTTCGGCCTGGACGATCTGGCAGAGCTCCAGATCAGCCTGATGTCCGCCATGGCTGCCGGCAAGGAGCGCACCGTGGAGGTAGAGGAGCCAAAAAACGCCGGGGCCACGCAGGAACAGGCGGACTGAGCCCTGCGTGGTTCCTGTGGTACGGCATGGAGATCGGTCTGAGCCGCACGGAGGCCCTGGATCAGCCCTTTGGAGAACTTCTTGACCTGATCGCGGTGCATCAGGTCAAGAAGGAAGGGGCCAAGCTGCGGCGGGTCCTGTCGGATGAGGATATTATTCCGGATGTGAGGTGAGTACATATGGCTAATGATATAGGTCTCAAGCTTGGTATTGAAGGCGAAGCTGAATTCCGGAAACAGATTACCTCCGTGGCCGCGCAGATCAAGACTCTGGGCACGGAGATGGGCGCCGTGACTGCCCAGTTCGCCAGAAATGCCACCAGCCAGGAGGCACTAACTTCCAAGTCTGCCGTTCTGACCAGACAGATTGAGGCCCAGAAGGAAAAGCTGGCCTTACAGCAGGACATGCTGGAAAAAGCTACCGCCAAGTTTGGCGCAGCGGATGAAAAAACACTGTCCTGGGCGCAGACCGTGAATAAGTCTACGGAACAGCTCTACAAGCTGGAAAACAAATTGCAGGATACCAATGATGCTCTGGATGATACAGAAGCCGCTTTTGATGATGCTGGTGATAGTGCATTGTCCTTTGGGGATGTGCTGAAAGCCAATGTAATCGGAGACGCTATTGTTTCCGGGGCAAAGGCCCTTGCAAGCGCTATCAAGGATATGGCGGGAGATTTCATTGACTCTGCCGCCAGTGTGAAGGCCCAGGAGGCGCAGTTTGAACAGACCTTTGGTGCGTTGGGCGGCGAGGCAGAGGCGGCTATCAGCCGGGTGGCGGATGCCAGCGGTATTTTGGACACCCGGCTGAAAGGAACGGGGACCCAAATCTATGCGTTTGCCCGGTCCGCAGGCGCAGATACGGAACAGGGACTGGACATCATGGAACGGGCCCTGACGGTGGCGGCGGACAGCGCAGCCTACTATGACCGGAGTCTGGAGGAGACGACGGAATCGCTGCAGAGCTTTTTGAAAGGGAACTATGCCAATGACGCAGCCCTGGGACTCTCTGCCACGGAGACTACCCGAAACGCAGCGGCTATGGAACTGTTTGGCAAGAAATTTAAAGACCTGACAGAGATCCAGAAGCAGGACACCCTTCTGAAAATGGTGGAGGACAGCATGGAGCTGTCCGGCGCCATGGGGCAAGCCCAGCGGGAAGCTGATGGATGGGAAAATGTGCAGGGAAATCTAACGGAAGCGTGGAAACAGTTTCAAGCTGCCATCGGTACGCCGGTATTGCGGGAACTTGTGCCGCTCCTCCAAGAGGGAACAGACTCTCTCCAAAATATGACTGAGAATACAGATTGGACCGCATTTGGAGAGGGAGTCTCTAAGTCTTTCAGAGGTGTGGCACAATTGGCCTCTGGAATCATGTCTGCTGTTACATCCGCTATGCAGATCCCGGCGGTTACCACGGTTTTTGAAAATCTGGCAACAGTGATTTCCACGCTGACGGTAACGATGATTGCATATAAAACATCCAGCGCCATCAGCGGAGTAATCGACAAGCTGAAGGCGGCCACAGAAGGGCAGACCATTGCACAGGCCGCTTTAAATGCCGTCATGAAAGCCAATCCGTTTGTACTTGTCGCTACGCTGATCGCCGGTGTGGCCACAGCGCTGGTCACACTTTACATGACCAATGAGGATTTCAGAAATAAGGTCAACGCGGCGTGGAAATCTGTGAAGGACACCATCAGCGCGGCTGTAAATTTGATTGTTCACTTTTTTACAGTGACGATCCCAGAAACAGCGCAGAAGGGAATCGACTGGCTGAAATCAATCCCGGATCAGATGAAAGAAATCGGTCAAAACATCATCAGTGGTTTGATCGAAGGAATCAATAATATGCTGGGAAAAGCCAAAGAAGCTGTGAAAAATATCGGGTCCGGCATTGTAAATACCCTGCGGGATAAATTGGGGATCCACTCCCCCTCCACGGTATTTATGACCATCGGCGAATACATGATGGAGGGCCTGGAAGTTGGCATGGAGAATAATAAGGGCAGCGTAATGCAGACCGTGGAGGATATCGCCAATGAGGTGTCGGACCGGTTCCGCACGCTGACCAATGCCTTTGACACCCAATCCGACATCTCCGATCTGCGCTATCAGCTGTGGGAGATGACCGTTGGAAAGGGCGCCAGCGACATCGAGAAGTACAACAAGAAGATCGAGATGCTGACGGACCAGGAGGCGGACCAGGCCGGTGTGGTGGAGGCCGCGAAAGCGGCGTACCAGACCATGGCGGACCAGTATGGCGTGAACAGCGCCGAGGCCATGAGCTACATGAAGACCCTGCTGGAGGAGCAGATCCAGTATGAGAAGCTGGCGGCATCCATCCAGGAGGTCATCGACAAGCAGCGGGAGCTGGCCGGGGCCGCCAATATCTCCGGCAGCTACGCGGACCTGGCGGGGACCATGCGGCAGGGCCGCTCCAATCTGGACAGCAGCCTGGACCGCGCCACGGCCAACATGGTCAACGGCGTGAGCACGGCGATGTCCGGCGGGTCCGGAGACCTGAAGGTGGAGGTCAATGTGGACGGCGCCTCTCTGGCCCGCGCCACCATCGCGGACTTCCGGCGCGTATCCAAAGCCAATCCCGAGGCGGTGAACGACAGATGAGCATGATTCAATTGATCCTGGACGGGGTAGACCTGCCCCAGAGCACCAAAGACCGGTATTCCTGCTGGGAGGAGGAGCTCTCCGTCAGCCTGACCATGGCGGCGGGGAATATGGTCAAGGAGGTCAAGGACCCCGGAAAGGTCTGGAGGGCTTCCTACACCTATGATTACATGGGCAATGAAACGTGCCGGAAGGTCCTGGAGATCCTGCGGCGCGGGAGCGCGTTCAACGCGGCGGTCCTGCCAGATAACGGCGACCAGCTCATCACCAGCCGCTTTTTCTGCACCAGCCTGACGCCGCCCACCTACGCCTTTTCCCGCGGCGGCGTGCCCTATTGGCACAATCTGTCCTTTGAGCTGCGGGAGGTGGAGCCCCATGCTTGACCGCTCTGACGCTTACGTGGCCGCCATCACGGCGGAGGCCCGGCGCATCCGTGTGCGGGCCTCTGTCAGCATCATCGACCCGGATATTGCATTTCTGCCCACGGACAGCTCCGGCGCGGCCCCCTGGTCCAAGCCGGAGCAGCTGTTCGACAAGGTTATGGAGCTGGACGGCCGGTATGCCACACTGGAGCGCAACCGCTGGCTGCTGAATGGGAGCTTCCGGCTGATCCCGGACGCTCCCGCCCAGCTGGACGGGGAGATCGGCCATGTGGGGGACATTCTATCCGGAGATGACGGGACCTTCCCGGAACCGGTCTGGGTGGAGGAACGACTGTCCAATGTATCCATTTTGCAGGCCTGCTCTGTGTATTTCTCCAATGAGGCGCTGGACGGCATTCCGGTGAACTTCAAGGTGGAGGTCTTACAGGGCGGCACGGCCTACTACACCAAGGAGTTTTCCAACAATGCCGCTGTGGGCGTCTCCCTGGACGGCTTCACGGTCTATAACCCGGACGCCATCCGGGTGACGGTGACGAAATGGTCCCTGCCGGGGCGCCGCCTGCGGGTGGCGGAGATTATCCCCGGCGTCTATGAGGACTGGGACCTGCGGATGATCGCGGATCTCACCATCGTGCAGCAGGGGGATGTGAGCTGTATGGCACTGCCCTACGGCACCTGCACCCTGAAGCTGGACAACACCACCAAGCGGTTCGAGCCGCGGAAAAAAGCCAGCCTGTTCAAGTCCCTTGAGGAGCGGCAGGGCATCGGCTTTGAGATCGGCGTGCGGCTGGAAGGCGGCGGCATCGAGTGGAAAAAAACGGGGGTCTACTATCAAAAGGGCGACGGCTGGAAAACCAGCGCCAACGAACCCACCATCGTGTGGGAGCTGGTGGACATCATCGGACTGCTGACAGACCGGACCTTCCTTCCGCCGGACCCGCTCCCCGCGACGCTGGCGGGCTGGGTGGCGGCGCTGGCGGCCCAGCTGGGCGAAAATTTTGCCTCCTACTACCATGTGGACCCCGATTACGCGGACCTGCCCGTCACAGCCAACAGCGCGGAAGAAGTCACCGGGAAGAAGTGCGGCGATATCCTGCGCTGGATCTGTCAGGCCACCGGGACCTGGCCCAGGGCGGACTCTGAAAAGGGATATCTGACGGTGGAGCCGCTGTGGAGCCAGGGCAACCAACTCACGTTGCGGAATATCCTGACCTACCCGACCATGAGGGCCAACGGCGATATCGCCGCCCTTATCTTTTACCTGCATGACGGCAGCGACACCCAATACATCGTCTCCGGCACAAGCCCCAGCTCGGCGGATACCAAGACCATCGACAACCCGTTTATCCACACCCAGGACCAGGCGCTGACGGCGGCAAGGATGATCCTGTCCACCTATGGCGGCAATCGTCTGGAGACCACGGGCCGGGGAGACCCCGCCAGTGAGATTGGCGACGTGGACACGGTTTGGCTGGATGAGTCCAGCGCCACCACCGGGCGGCGGATCTACCAGACGTTTACTTTGCGGGACGGTTTTCTGCAGGACTGCCAAAGCGTCCTTCTACAGGCGGACGGCTCGTTTATGTTCCAATCGTCCCAGATCATTACACAGAGCGGCAGATGGAAGGCCCCGGCGGGGGTATCCAGGCTTCGGGTGGTGGTCGGTCAGGCAGGCCAGGGCGGCATGCGGGGGCAGGACGGCTATCTGGACAAGGGCGAAAAGCCCCACATGAACGCGGATACCGGCGTGGTATCTCAGAAAGGCTCGTACACTGCGGGCTATGGCGCGGACGGCGAGCCGGGTATCGGCGGCAAGATCTGGTACGGCACCATCGACATCAACCCGGAGCAGGAATTTGACGTCCACATCGGGCAGGGCGGCGCGCCCTCCCAGACCTACGGCATCCCCGGCAAGATGGGCGAGGAGACCACCTTCGGGCCGTACAGCAGCGCCAACGGCAAGGTCTATCCCCTGGGGTATACCGATATCGCCAACGGCGACAGCTACGGCCGCACAGGCGTTCAGACGCCCAGAGACGGCACCTCTGACGGCGCCGCAGGCGGCAAGGGCGGCGAGCCGGGTATCGGAGAGTGGGACAAGGCGTCCCTCATTATCGAGGGTTCCGGAAAGAAGATCTATTACTCCTGGTGGCGGGTGGTGAAGGAACCCGGCCCCGGCCATATGGCCAACAAGGGCGCGGACGGCTTTGTGCTGGTGTTCTGGGATAAATCGTAACAGAGCGGGGTGCTGATCAGAATGGTCTTGAAAAATCTGATACCTGTTCCGAGCATGGACTCTGGCTGGAGCGTTGGCCCAAACACAGAAAGAGCATACGAGGGCGGGCAGTCCATCAAGCTGACCGGCACCACGTCAACGCCGGAAGTCACTGTCAACACCACGGCGACGATTCC